ACTGAGCTTACTCGTTCAGATGTTGATACGGTGGTTCGTGCGCTCCTTGGAAACAACGCGTACACCATTCTTGATAACATTGAAGGCGATTTGAAATTCGGCACCGCGCCGGTTCGTGATGCTTATTTCGCATTAACGCACACAGATATGTCAAAAGATCTGGATAACGTTGATGGGTTTATACAGAAAAACCAATATCCTTCACCTATGAATGCATTGCGTTCAGAGTGGGGGGCAGTGGGGAACCTGCGTTTCCTAATTTCGAGTATTGGCTCTACAAGCGCTAATGCATCATCTTTAGGCAATACTGTATACAACATTTTCTGTGTTGGTATGGAAGCTTATGCTTGTATCGAACAAGATGGGTATTCTGCTCAGTTCATATATCGTCCGCCTATTTATGACGGCCCACTTGCGCTTAACGCGTCTGTAGGTTATAAGTTTGCGGAAGTTCCACGGATCTTAAACGATCTTTGGATACTCAACTTGCGTTGTACGCTAGCTTAAAGGAGATACTATGGACAATACTACAATAATTGGACAAGGTTCCTTCGTAGCGAACTTCACTGGTCTTGCTAACCCAGACCCAGGTAATGCTGAAATTGGTCAAGCTAATCCTACTACGATCCAGATCCCGTCTAATGCAGACTGGGTTTCTGTTCGTAACTTCACTGAATCAGGTGTTGCAGGTACTAGTGGCGCATATTTCAATGGTACAGCTAATGCATTTGTCGGCGTAGAATTCTTCTGGCAACGGGGAATGGCCGCAGGCGCTGCATTTGTTAAGTACTATACTAACGGAGCTGCAGTAATTACTGGTGATACGATTGCTACTGGTGGATTTACTCTGTATGATCCAAGTGGGCAATCGATTGGTGCACAGCCGTTATTGGGCAATCCAGTAGCGACTACTGCTTCTACTAACGTAACACGTCCGGTAGTGAGCACGGGTAATACAGCCGGCATATCAGTTGGTACTGTAGTTCGTTTAAGCAATACAGCTCAAACTGACGTTAACGGTATCGATTTTGTTGTTGGTGCAGTTACTGCGAATACATCCTTTACGCTTTTAACTGCTACTAACGCATTAGCAACAGCTCCGGGTGCCATTGGTGGCGCTGGGTTCTACCGCATTGTATATAATGCTAATAGCAAACTATTCTATCCTCGTCTCCGCTATGTTGTTAATATTACTCAGGCAGCTAATGCTCAGGTATCTACTTCAGTAGCACACGGATTGACGCCAGGACAAGAAGTTCGCTTTAACATTCCTACAGTGTCTGGCATGACGCAGCTTAATCCTCAACTGGATAATAACTATTTCCCGCAATCTTCTTCGGTTGCAGCTATAGTTCTTACTGTTGTTGATGATTATAACTTCACGATCAATATCAATACTACCAGTTATACTGCCTTTACTTGGCCTACAATTGCTCAGCAACCGAGCAGTTTCCCATCCGTAACTCCGTTCGGTGAAGATACTGCAACATCGCTTGCAAGCAATACAGCTCAAGTTCCTACGATTGCAGGACAGCAAATATTCAATACCAATTCAGGTATTCTTGCTGATTCTACAGTTAACACTGGATACTTAGGTATGGTTCTTGGTAACGGTGGTACTGGTGTTATTGCTACAGTTCCGGTTCTAGGACCTTCTGGTGCAGTAACGTGGACTGCTGGTAACGTTGGTACAGGTGACACCATGTACTGGCTAGCTGGTAAATCTACTTACGGCGGCTTATAATAGCTGCAGTATTTTAAGAAACGATGGGGGAGGCAACTCCCCCTTTTATAGGAGTGAAACATGGCACAAATAAAAGAAAATAAAGCGCCAATGACCCCAGAAATGGAAGCAGTCAAGGCTAATATGGAATTCCAACGCAAAAAAGAACGTGAACTGGTTCGTGGAAAGTTTATCTTCCATGAAGTACCAGGCGGGATTATGGAGTTCAACTTCAAAAAATATAAAGGTGATCCATTAGAGAAGTTCTCATTCAATGATGGTGAAATCTACACTATTCCATTAGGTGTAGCGCGTCATCTGAATACCAACTGCAAATATCCTTCTTATACCTTCTCACAAGATTCTAATGGTCGGCCTAAAGTAGGCGTTGGAGAATGGGTAAGACGATGCAGCTTCCAAAGTTTGGAATTTGTTGATATAGAAGATGTACCATCAACGTTACCTAAAGCCGTACAAGGATAACTATGATACTAGCCCAAACCAAGCCGGTTTATCAGCCCTCTATGCGGATTATTGCTTCTATAACGAATGCTAATCCAGCGGTAGTAACTACTACGTTTGCCCATCAATATATTACGGGTGCAATATGTAGACTGATTATTCCACCTGGTTATGGCATGTATCAAGCTAATACCTTATATGCACCGATAACAGTGACAGGGTCGACTACGTTTACTATTGCTATAGATACAACGCAATTTCAGCCGTTTTCGACCCCATCAGAATTTCCTCAAACGTATCAATATGCTATGGTTACTCCAGTGGGAGAACTTTCAAATCTTCTTTCAAGTGCAGTTCAGAATGTTTTGCCGTATACTGCAAGTTGAGAGTGGTAATAATCCTAGGAGATTAGTATGGGTGCAACGTTAAGCGATATTCAAACAAAAGTTCGTAGGTTGACACGAACACCAGACGAGAATCAGCTCTCAACGACGACTTTGAATAACTATATCAATACATTTATCTTGTATGACTTCCCAGAACATTTAAAGTTGTTCAATCTTCGCACTACGTTTACTTTCTTCACTCAACCATATGTGGATACTTATGCTACCGATTCAACCAATCCAGCTGATCCTCTGTATAATTTTGATAACATTTATCTTACTGTTAACCCTCCGATCTATATAGCCGGCTATCAAGCATTATTTCTTGAGTCTCGAGAACAATTTTATGGCATTTATCCTCAATTAAACTTCATATCATCTATAGGATTAGTCGGTGATGGCGTTACCACCACCTTTTCAGGCGTAATTAATACGCAACAAGCCACAACGCAAGCAGGATTGCAACAAACTACGGTAATATTGCAGAATAATGTGTTGTTTTCATCAATTGATACGAATTATAATGCGCTTTCTATTATAGATTACCCCCTATACCCAACTCTTCCATCTCCCGCTCTGGGAGCACTCGGCCTTCCTGGAGTTCCCCAAACACTTCCATCCCCATATGGACAGATAAATTACGTTACTGGTGCTTTTACGGTTAATTTCCCCGTAGCTCCAGGAGCTGGCCAACAGATAAACTATCAAGTAGTACCGGTGCAGCCTGCATTGCCGCAGACTATGCTTTTCTTTGATGCTCAATTTGTCTTAAGACCGGTTCCTGATCAGTCTTATCGTGTGCAGATGGAAGTCTATACGCGTCCAACAGAACTGTTGACAACTAATCAAGCCCCGCAACTCGAAGAATGGTGGCAGTATATAGCCTATGGTGCAAGTAAGAAAATATTCGAAGATCGTATGGATTTAGAATCTGTACAACTCATAATGCCTGAATTTAAGATGCAAGAAGCGCTCATTTTAAGGCGTACGATCGTGCAACAAACAAGTCAACGCGCATCAACCATATATACACAAGATAATGGTGCTGCTGGATCCTATGGCCCCGGATGGTGGTCAGGTGGGGGCACATTCTAATAAGGAGAAGTAATGGCGTACCAGTCAAATATTCCGCAGCCTACGGATCAGTTAGATATATCTCAGGGCGATCTGCTCGGTAACTTTACGGCGGTTAATACCTATGTGAATGTTAATCACGTTCCGTTTGGATCTTCAGACCAAGGCAAACATGCATTTGTGACATTTCCTATTCAAACGGTAGTTCCTTCGTTTAATGCTGGTGAAGAAGGTTTATATAATAAGCAATTGAGTTCAGTTTCTGAGTTGTATGTTAATAAACAGTTCAATGGCAGTGCGGTACAAATACCTATGACTGCGTCCATTCTGAGTACCTCAGCTCCTGTTTCTGGCGGCCCTGGATGGACGTATCTTCCTTCTGGTATCTATTTAACCTGGGGAACGATGACAGTTAATGGTAATACGACTATCACATTGGCTTCACCACCACCTACACAAATATTAAGCGTAATGCTTACACCTATTACCGGATCTTCGAGCTATGTCGATGCTCAAGTAGTGGTTAATGCGATCATTAGCAGAACTCAGTTTTCGGTAGTAGGTACTATTAATGGCGCTGCTACCAATGTAACGGTTGGATATCTTGTGTTAGGATACTGATGGCAAATACAGATCGTTTTCTTATAGCTCCGTATAATACTGGTCTTCAAACAGACTTAAAGCCATGGATAATTCCCGACGATGCATTTGCCACTTTAAAGAATGCATATGTATTTCGTGGCCGCGTAAGAAAACGCGTTGGCGCATATCTTATGAATGGCGTTGTTTCCAATAAAGAGGCTCAACTATATTCTCGATTAAGAATAAATCTAGGCAATACTAATGCTATTACGGGTAATTTTTCTGCTACAGTTCCAGGTGCAATATTTACTATAGGACAGATGTTTTCGGTTAATTCTACTAGTTCATCAACACTAGATGAGATGTATACGGTTTATCAAGCAGGAACTCCTGCTGCAACATTATCTACAAGCCTTACAGGAACTGCAACGTATGACACGACAAGTGGCGCATTTGTACTTACCGGATCATCTTATCTTAATTCGCCGGTATATTTCTATCCTGCAACTGCGGTAACTGGCATTATTCGTTATTACAATGATGAGATTGATGATGAGCCGCTGTTTGCTTTTGATCAGCAGTTTGCATACACCTGGAATACTGCTGAGCAAGCATGGGAAAGATCTTCCGCTGCTACCAATCCTGGCGATGCTACATGGACAGGCGCTAGTTATCAATATATGTGGGGATTCAACTATCGTGGCGAAGCGGCAAGCAATTATTATCTGTTTGTTGTCAATGATAATGCTGCCGATGGAATCCGTTTCTGGGATGGAACTCATTGGAATACATTAACTGCTGCAACCAGTGCATCCGCTAACTATAATGTTCAAACTGCAAGCATGATTGTTGCATTCAATCACAGATTAGTTGTGTTAAATACTACTGAACTCGTTAATAACCAACAATTTACCTATGTTAATAGAGCACGATATAGCGCTTCTTATGTTGATCCTACTTCTGCTACGGCATGGTATACCCAAACAGGATTAGGAGGATTTATTGATGCTCCTACTAAAGAATCAATCATCTCATCAGAGTTCGTAAAAGATCGATTGATCGTTTACTTTGAGAATTCAACGTGGGAATTAGCTATAACGGGTAACAATATAGATCCATTTGTCTGGCAGAAGATCAATACTGAATTAGGATCTGAATCTACATTCTCTATTGTGCCATTTGATAAAGTCGTTCTTGCTATTGATGAAGTAGGAATACATGCATGCAATGGCTCAAACGTAGAGCGTATAGATGCGAAAATACCCGATACTATATGGAACGTAGGAATTCCTGAACAAGGGCCTATGCGTGTTTATGGAATTCGTGATTATAAAACTGAAATGGTTTATTGGGCTTATCCAACAACGAATCGATACAATGTCTATCCTAATGAAATTCTTGTCTACAATTATCGCAATGGCTCTTTTGCGCAATTTGATGATAATATTACGGTGTTTGGCTACTTCGAACAGCAAGCTAGAGCAACTTGGGAAGATACTACTAGAACCTGGGAAGAAATAGATGAACCATGGAACTCTTCACGATTCCAAGCAGATTCTCTACAGGTAATAGCGGGTAATCAAGAAGGATTTACATTCATATTCGATGAAGACACAGACCGTAATGCGCCTGCATTACAAATCACTAATCTAACGTATAGTACGGCAACTAATATCATTACGATGCTTGTAGATGATCATAATTTATCAGGTGGAGAATACCTGTTAGTGGAGAACGTTCAAGGCGTTACTAATATCAATGGCAACATATATCAATATCAAGTTACTGGTTTTGATGATATTGATACACTTACGTTCTATGGTGCCACCACCGGCGGCTTTACTGGGGTCTATACAGGTGGTGGCACTCTCACTTTAGTTTCTCAAATCAATATCCAAACAAAGCAATATAACTTCTACAATAAAGTAGGAGTTAATGCTTCTATAAACAAAGTAGACTTCCTAGTTGATAATAGTTCCACCGGTGAAATAACCGTTGATTACTTCGTATCTTCAGGAACAAACTCCCTTGTTACTGCGGGTCTTGCTAACGGTACTTTAATGGGTACTGGAGTATTAACGACGAGTCCCTATACTTTATATCCCTATGAATCGAGCCAAGAGAGATTCTGGCATCCTATCTACCCAATAGCTCAGGGTGAAGTGATTCAGTTCGTGCTTTATTTAAGTGACGCTGAGATGCTCAATCCGTCTATATCGCTGACTAACTTTGAGTTGCATGCGCTGTGCATATATGCAACGCCTACGGGTAGATTCGAATAAGATCCTTTCGTTAAAACCACCGGACAAGCAAAAGCTATCCGGTGGTAAAAAGGAGAGAGTTATCCTTATGAGGAACAACGCCTCAGCCATCGTATTATGCCTGTTTTAAATACTCAAGTATCACATAACAAATCGTATAAGCGCTGTAATCTGCGCCTGTTTTTATATTGACGTTGGTATCATCTATATACAACTCAAGATTATCAGCAACAGCAGTGGTAGAAGAATAGGGGATAGGAATGAAGCTAGTTGCAGTAGAATTAGTAGCAGTCCCGTAAATACGAGTAAAACTGAAAGAGCTATTAACTGGAATATTATGAGCAACACTTTTAGTAGTGTTATTAGGAAGAGTACCAAAGTTCACCACCATTCTAAATACGTTTCTATATGTTGGCTGAGAATCTGCAATAGATATTGAGGACGGAAAGAATAACTGACTATTAACGAACTCTTGATTCACATAATAAGCTGAGTCTTTTAGATTGAGCGATAAGATTATACGATTTACGTTCTGATAGAGCCTAACGAGAAGCTCTTTGAACTCTGGTGAATTTACATCAACATCCTGTAGTTGTGCGACGTCAAAGTTATACGTTGTAGGTACGTATAAACCTATATTAGGATTGGTCGGCATAATGATCGCCTTTATTTTTTGGTTTAATATTATTATATCATACAGAGAGTATATAACTTAAATCCTAGGAGATTCACTATGGCGTTAGAAAATGTTCCACAAGCTATTAAAGATCTTGCGGGTCCAGCAGCAGCATCGGCAGGCACATTTGCTGCTTGGCTTGCTGGCTTAAGTAACCCCGCTATTGCAGCTATAGGTCTTGCGATAGGTGGCACAGCAGCATTAGTAAAGTTAGGGAGAGATTTCTTCAAAGGAAGGAAACAAAAACAACAACTAAACAAATGGAATGATGCAGTCAAACAAGTAGAATCACAGTTTGGGCCAGGAGTTACACCTTCAGGGCTGCAAGGTCCAGAAAGATTCAACGACAAGAATCAAGGTTATACATTTAAGCCTTATGAGCCTAATCAACAACAGGGAATTAATAGTATTTTACAACAAGGATTACAATCGCAACAACAGAACCCATTGAACTTTGAACCAATAGCAGAACGAGCTCGTAAACAATTTAACGAGCAAACATTACCGCAACTCAAAGAACAATATGGCATGGGTAGATCAACTGGCGAACGTTCTAGTGCATTCCCTCAATTGCTTGGTAGAGCTTCGTCTGATTTAGAATCTAATCTTGCAGCATTAGGATCTCAATATAATCTTCAAGCACAACCATCCATACAAGGTTTATTAGGATTAGGATTAACGCCACAAACACAAAGCTTATTCTCGCCGCCACAACAAGGATTCGGCTCAGCATTAGCAGGTGGCGCAGGACAAGCAGCAGGAATGCTAGGCACCGCAGCACTTTATAAATACGCAGGATTCTA